GAGAACTGTTTGCCAGGGATCCTGGCTGGCATGATGAACTTGATTGGGCGCTTGCGAATGAGGTGCAGTTTCATCCTGAACAGGGTGATCTTCTCGCCGTTGCCGACGTTCGTCTCCCATTCAGTGAGGCTGATCTTGTCACACAGCCAGTTGTCTGGACTGAGTCCGTTAGCCTCCATCAGCTTTTCTGGTGACGGCTTGTAGTTGAGGTTATTGGCAACAATCTCTGCGTCTTCGTTGCCGACCGTTACCCTGTTCGTGGTTCCATCGTCACCGGGATTGATTTCGTGGTTGTAGTACCACCGCATCAGTGTCGATCTGGCGATTCCGTATCGCCGTGACATCTCCCGGACGCTTCCATTGCACTCTTGATACCGTTCCACGAACTCTTCGCGGATACGGATCCAGCCAGGTGCGGCCACAGGCATCCCCCTCGTGAGCCTTTACTGCGGTCGCCGACGTGTGTGGTATGGTCGGCAACTTCCCCTGCAAAGGGATGGAAGTAATGTTCGACGAAGGGAGAGGTTGTGCGCCTCAAACAGATCACAATCATCGCAACAGCAATAGTAATGATGGCTATTCCATCAACGGCAAACGCTCACGAGATCAAGCGTAAGCAGTGCCGACAATATGCTTCTATGCACGCCGTAGTCGTGAAGCCAACGAAGTATTCGCGCGCAATCGTTCGCGCTGCGATACGAAGGTGTTGGCGCAAAGCAAAGATTCACATGCTTCAGCATCCACTGCCGAACCTTCCGGCCCTGCTGGTCGCTATCAGGGCGTGCGAGAGTGGCGGTGGCGTGTTTGGTCGATACAACTACAAGGCCGACAACGCAAGTCCGACGAGTGATGCCAGCGGCGCATACCAGTACCTGGACTCGACATGGGGTGGTCACATGGGTTACAGCCGAGCTATGTACGCACCTCCGCGCATCCAGGATCGAAGGGCGTTGCGTGATATTCGCAACGGAGGGACGTCTCCCTGGGCCGCTTCACAGAGCTGCTGGTCGAATCTTCTGTAGCCGTACATTACCTCGATACGAATCGGGGGATTCATGGACGCAGATTCCGTCACTCAGCTCTCTACTGCATTCATCGGTCTTGTCGGTACGATCATCGGAGGTGGCTTCGGGGCCGCCTTTATGAAGTACCGGCTTGGAGCCAAGCGCGTCGAAGAGGTTGAAGCGCCAACGGCTGCCGCAAAAGCGTTCGAGATAGCGATGAACGTTCAGTCACAGTTGAACGATTCTGTGAATGCGAACGTCAATGCGATGCAGAAGACAATCATCGTTCTCCAGGAGCAGGTTGCTCACTTGGAGAAGGAGCTTCGTGTCAGGGATGACAAGATTGCAGAGCTGATGAATGAGATCAAGCTGCACGAGAAGGATGCGACGATAGGCCGCCTTGAGTACGAGGCCGAGCATCGAAGCCCATCGGAAGAGTAGCGCCTGCCATGAAGTCGTGGAGAGGACATAGGCACACCACGCAGACGATGGAGATTGAGGTTCCGCTCGAATGGGATCTCATCGTCACCGGCAGAAAGACAGAGCTGCGCTCTCCAAAGCCTCTCCTTGATCCAGACGTAGAAGGCCCTTGTATGGTGATGCTTCACCACAACGGCAAGTATGTCCCGTTCGTTCTCGAAGAGGTGTGGCGAGAAGAGCTTGCAGACGTTACAGAGTCAGATGCCGTTGCGGAGGGCTTCGACTCACTGGCTTCTTTCAAGAGGCACTGGGTATCAAAGACCGGGGTGGTTCACTTCTCGCCCGTGGAAAGGGTGTGGGGGTATGCCCTTGCTGGCCCCTGGGATCCAGATGACTTCGCCAGGGATCACATGAAGACAGGATCGGAGAACAGCTCGTTTGCGACTGCCGTGCTCGCCCTGGTGGACTACTTGTACCCGACTACAATGAAGTGACATTGGACAGGATCGAGTCGTACAACGAGCGTCGCGCACACGAGAAGTCCGTGAAGGACACTCGGAAGAAGGCGATGAACAAGCTGATGCGCTTGGCGAAGAGCAAGATCAAAGACGAGGGCGTGTGCAGGAACCCAAACTGTACGACCAGGAAGAGGCCACAGTGGCATCACGCTGTTCCTCGATCCAAGTTCGGGAGCAAGGACGAGCGCGTCCATCACGTCGATAACGCCATCCCCCTGTGTCACGACTGCCACATGACGTGGCACCAAAACGTCATAGTTCTGCGACGTTCAGATCTCACGGCGTCCGAGGTGTCGTTCATACTGGAGGCTGCCGGTGAGGTGTTCCTCGACCGCCACTACCCGGAGTGATGGATGCCCCCGAAGAAACGCGACAACTACGAGATCGACCCAGACACTGGATTGCCTCGGCGCATCATGGCCGACGAGCGCAAGAAGCGTGAAGAGGCAGAGGATCGTGAGCGCAAGCTGGCAGAGGCAGCAGCGAAACGCCGACAGAAGCGCGTTGGTGGAGACACGAAGAAGCCATCGCGCGCAAAGAAGCCAAAGACGTCAATCGTCAATGATGAGGAGACAGGACAGAATGTCTCCGTGTATCACGAGAGACTGCCTCATGGTGGGACGATCACGCTCCAGAATCCAGAGGAAGTTGCCTATTTCCGTGGCTTGAAGAAGGAGTACGAGGCCGAGTACGCAAGCCTCCTCCTGAAGCCCAACGACAGAAACAGGCTGTCGCAGCTCATCAACTTCGAGTTGATCGCACATCGGTACACGCAGCGGATGATGGGAACCGTCAATGTGTATGACGGGAACGGGAACATCACCGGCATCGAGAAGGTTGATCCGGTAGAGATGAACCTCATCACGCAGAATCTGCCAAAGGTTCAGGACGAGATCCGAAAACTGGAAGGCGCGCTGAAGATCGACAAGCGCACCAGGGAGGGGTCTGGCGAGGGCGACATCCGCAACTACATGGAGACTCTCAAGAAGGCTGCGATCAACTACAAGGTTCACCTCTCAAAGAGGTATGAGGCATACGACGAGTTCGTGAATGAGACTCGCTGGCGTCTCCGTGTCATCAGGGATGCCGACAATGAGGATCGTGCGTATCACGGACTCGACACTCCAGAGAAGTTCTTTGATTGGATGAATGAACAGCTCCGCGAGCTGGAGGAGATCGACAAGGAGTTCGCGGTGAACAAGCAGGCTCTGTGGTTGGGCAAGGTATGACGACAGACGACATCATTCACTTTGTATCAAAGAGGTTCTGGTCGCATGTCAATATCGGAGACAGTGATTCTTGTTGGCCGTGGACTGGGAGTACGAATCCGACAGGATATGGCCTTGCAATCATTCCATGCACTGGATCAAAAAGAATGGCTGCTCACCGCCTTGCATACATATATGCGAATGGAGGTGTGAGCGACAGTCTTGTTATTGACCACTTGTGCAGAAACAGGATCTGCTGTAATCCATCTCACTTGGAGGCGGTCACAACCAGGGAGAATATATTGCGAGGATCGGCACCTCCGGCAGCACATGCACGAAAGACTCATTGCATTAGGGGCCACGAGTTTACTGACGAAAACACCATTAGAAACGGAAAAGGAAGAAAGTGCAGGCTATGCCACAACGATCTTCATCGTCGCAGGTATAGGGAAAAAAAGGTGTGATATGAGTACATGCAGGTGTGGCAATGGAGATAGGACTGTCTCCGTGAAGTTTGAGAAGTTCGCTCCGGTGAGCGTGTGCCCGGATTGCGCGGCCGAGTGGGAGCGCATGAAAATGTACTTCTGGAATCAGTTCGTTGATCCGCCGAAGTACCGAAAGCCTCGCGGCCTGAACTCTGCCGCAATGGCAAGGATGGGCCTGCTTGACAAGCGAGACTGACATCGACTGGTCAGAGTACGACTCTGACATTCACGTTGGGCCTGACGGCTTCGAGGGAAGCTCGGTGACGTTCGGAGACATGACGTTCGACGACACCGATCTGTTCCTGATTTCTATCCTGAAGGACACTGTTCTCGCACCAGAGTTCTGCTGGTCGAACCCGAACAACGTTGAGTACGGCGGCACATATCGTGTGCGCGACTACCAGGTGAAGTTCAACCGGGTGTCAGACCACTATGCCGGATTCTCGTGTGCCCGCTCAGTTGGTAAGACGGAGCGCGAGATGATCTTCGCGTTCACTCATGCCTTCAGGCGATCAGGTGAGAACCTTCTCATCACAGCTCCAGAACTTCTGCACCTCCATCCACTGACGAAAGCAATCGAGGATCGCATTGAGCGGTGCAGGCTGACCAGGGAATGCCTTCGTAAAGACAAGCCTGGCATGACTGGTTTCAGCCACAACCCGTTTGGAGTCGAATACTCGGATGGAACGAAGATTGTGGGCCGCATTCCGAACCGTGATGGTCGCGGCGTGAAGGGTCAGCACCAGAGGGATCTCATCATCGAAGAGGCTCAGGACTATCCTGATGCTGGCTGGACTGAGGTTCACGAGACGGTGATGAAGGAGGGTGACTTCCGATACCACTTCTACGGAGTGCATCGAGGTGCTCGCGGTGGTGGATTCGCAAAGAGAGTTCAGGGCGGAATGTTCAACATCCACACCCTGACTGCAATCCAGCGTCCAGGCTGGGGGCCGGAGGAGAAGCGTGCTGCCATCGACACATACGGTGGCGTGAACTCACCTGACTATCGCCGAAACATCCTGGGAGAGCCAGGGGCGGCGTCGTCGCCAATCTTCGTTGTTGCCCGCCTGATGGCTTGCGTGGATCAGAATCCTGATAGTGAGTACAACACCAAGACCTATGTTCAGCAGCACTTCCGATGGGAAGACTTCGCGCAATCCGGTCTTGAGCTTGCACACGCCCTTGACCTTCCGTCTGTTCTTGCCACGAAGAAGATCCTGGTGGGAATGGACTTGGGCTTGACCAACTCGCCTACTGTGTGTTCGATCTTTGCTGAGATCAAGCATCGTGGTAAAGGAGAGTCTGCTGCCAGGCCGCGCCTTGCTCTGATCCGAAGATTCACTCTTCAGCACTTCAAGTCGAAGGACATCAGGCACTTGGCTTACCTGATCTGGAGGTGGAGGAAGGACATCGCTGGTACGGGAATGGATACCACCGGCCTTGGCTTCCCGATCTTCCAGGAGATCGAAGACGACGAGTCGTACCCGGACGAGTTCAAGCGTTCTGTTCATGGGTGGAAGTTCAACGAGAAGATCGAGATCACGTCTGACGACAACCGTGGTCACGAAGAGGTTCAGGAGGGGATGCCCTTCTACTTCAAGTCTCAGGATGAGCAGAAGACAACCTCAATGACGGTGATCGAGGCAACCACCAACTACCTCCGCGAGTGGGTGGACTCCAACTACCTCCTCCTCCCTATGGACAACGAGGTGGTGGAAGACCTTCTTGCCGAGAACATCCAGCGCGTTCAGGATGTCAGTAGGCTGACTGGGTCGAAGAAGCCGAACAGGTTCCACATTCTGGACAGCTTCAGGATGGCGTCGCTGATTGAGCGGCTTTCAGAGTCGGAGCATGTGGCTGAGATGATGAGCGGCCCTGTTCTGGACAGGGTCATTGATCCGGGGATGATGTGATGGATCAGTCTCAGATCGACAGGATCGAGAATCAAATCTCACAGTTCTATGAGGTTGTGCAGTCGGCGCTCTCACAACGTCTGAGGATGTGGGGCGAGTACAGTTCGGCCAGGATGAGGGCAGAGGGACTCGCCGATCAGATGGTCGAGGTTGCAAACGTGGCAACAGACCTGGAGGAGAAGCTCTCGATGATGCTCATCATTCAGCAGCACATCGACATGCTCTGGGACGACGCGGTTGCCACCTACCTCGACAAGAGTCCGTTCGCATCTTCTGACAGGTACAAGTCATTCAGGGAGACAGAGTACGCTGTGGTGGCAGAGAACGGTGAGCTTCACTCCCTGAAGAAGAGGCTTGACGCATGTGTGGAGACTGGAAAGCGTGGTGTTGCCAGGCTTGAATCGCTCCATGCAGTGGCATCTCGTGCGGCTGGTATTGCGTACTCTCAATGATTCCCGAACATTACCCCATGAACTCTTTCTGATCGAGGATCAATGGCAAACGATCTCATCAACGCGGTAGTTGTCAATCAAACTGGGCTACCTGATCGCGTCGTCGGCAACGCTGTGAATGAGCAGTGGGAGCAGATCGTAGGCGAGCGATTCGTTGAGCTGTCGTCGTTCAGCCCGTCCTCGATTGGCGGCTACAACAGCAGGCAGGTCAAGCCACAGGGCCTGTTCGTCAGGTCGGATTACATCCCCCCGACCAACGCCATCGAGGAGATGGAGCTTGCGATCCGCCTCTACCAAGAGGACGACGATGTTGCAAACACTGTCGGCATGATGGCAGCGGTGGCGTTTGCTGGTATGAAGAACCTTCATCCTGACAAGACGACTGAAGACTTCTTCAACGCCATCGCCTACGAGGTGAACATGGACGCCAGGCTTCGTGAGCTGTACGAGCAGCTTCTCGTGGCGTCGTCTGTGTACCAGATGACCGCGTACATGCGGAAGTCGATCCCGAACTTCAAGAGCGGGCCAGACCCATCGCTGGTGATTCCAGCGATCACCTACCTGAATCCCCTGTCGATCAGGATCATCTCCAGCGCAGATTTCCAGGATGCCCCGCTGGCGCAACTCGTTGATGAAGATACAAATGACATCCTCTCGAAGCTGTATAGCCCATCAACTACTGCTGCCGAGAAGAATCAGATCAGGAAGGCGTATCCTCTGATCGCCGCTCTCTACCTGGGGAAGTGGACTCCCACATCGCAGCAGCTTTCCGATGACGACACGCTCTCCGGCGCGGAGGATATGTGGGTGTTGAATCCGCTCTTCGTGAAGCGGTATGTCATCAACTCGAACTCTGCCCAGTCAAAGTATCCACAGTCTCTGATCCGCAGGGTGTTCGGACTGTGTGAGGCGAAGCGCCTGCTGAACATTGCAGACTGGAGCCTGCTGTCTGGAGCGATCAACTACCTCGTGGTCGTTCGCAAGGGTTCAGACAAGATTCCAGCCCACCCGCTGGAGATCGAGAACCTCCAGGGATTGGTGAAGAGCGCAGCTCGATCCGGCGTGATGGTTGGCGACCACCGTCTGAGCGTGGATCTCATCATGCCTGACATGACGAACATGCTTGACGACAGCAAGCGCAGCCTGCTTGGGCGGAAGATTGCGAAAGCCATCATGCGCTTGCCGGACTTCGAGTTCGGTCGAGTGGAGGGTGGTGGAACGCCGGAGGGCGAGATCGTCAGCCAAGTCATGTCTTCTGACCGATTGCTGGTGAAGCGCCTTGTGGAGCGAAACCTGTACGCCGAGATCATTGCCAGGAATCCCAGCGTGTTCAAGCAGGGATCTCCAAAGCTGTGGTTCCCGCCGATCACGATCACTGGGCACCGATTCTTCAACGATCAGATCCTGAAGCTGCGTGACCGTGGCGACATCTCACGATCCACTACAGTGGAGACGATTGGCCTGGATCCAGAGGCAGAGATGGCTCGACGCGAGCAGGAGAAGGATGCCGGATTCGACGAGGTGATGACGGCAGAGAATGTTCCTTCCACTGGTGACAACCCAATGAACACTGGGCGGCCACGGTCGGAGGATCAGGTCAAGACAGACGACACTACGACCACGTCTCCTGGCGGGCCGTAGGTGTCATAAAGTAACCGTTAGCGACCTATATGGTCACTACACTGTATGAAACGACACGGTAAGGACGGTCAGGACATGAAGCGATACCAGAACATCTCGACGGTGACTACGTCTGTGGTCAAGAAGTCTGCCGGTGGCGATTTCAAGACGCTGACGGTGAAGCCTGGTCAGGTGATCCATGTCAATGACGATGACATCGAGATGACCAAGGACTCGTACAGCCCTCGGACGGCAAACCCGTTTGATCGTGGGTTCATCGCTTCGATTCCTGATGGCAAGACCGAGCACCCAAATGCTCCAAAGCTCACGAAGAACCCTACGCTGAAGCAGGCTCAGTCTGCGATCCGCGAGGGGACGATCAAGAAGACGCTTGCGAACATCACAGATCACCGAGGTTTGGTGATGGTTCGACGCGCCCTTGAGTCTGAGCGCAAGGCAATCAGCGACAGCCAGTTCTCTGAGATCGACCGCATGATCGACAAGCAGCAGGACAAGGTTGATCGCTTCCAGCGTGACAACGCCGAGAAGTTCGGCATTCAGGTGTGAGGTAGAAGATGCCGGATTTGGCAGATGTGAGAATCTTCATTCCGAGGATCAGGCGAGAGCTTGACCCTGGGACTCCCCCTGCATCTGCCGCCGCAGACTACTCCGATGACATGCTGAAGGATGTAGCTGCCGACGCTGTCGGGGAGCTGTATTTGGTTGGCGGTTCTGCGTGGCCATACGCGCTGAACATCGCCAGTGCAACTCCAGCTTCGGCGTTCTCGCCAGACCAATGGGAATACTACACAGACCCTGAAGTTCCACTGATGCTTCACAACCTGGTTGCGATCCAGGCAGCACTGACACAGCTCTACCGCGACGCGCAGGAGTTCAAGACTCAGGAGAAGATCTCCGACGAGGGGTCTGCGTGGGAGGTTCAGCGATCAGCAACCCTGATGAGGGAGCGCCTCGCTGCGATGTTGAAGCGCCGCCAGGAGATTATCGACCAGCTCAAGTACGAGAATCCGCAGCTTGTCACGGACGGATTTGTGAATCTTCTTGCGGAGAGAACTCCGAGCCTTGACGTGTTCATTGAGCCGTACTACTACGATGGGTCGTGATATAGATGGCGAACGTCCCAGATCTGGCAGGTTTCAGGGCTGCTCAGGAAAGCCTTGTTGAGAACCTCGGCCTCGATGTCGCATTCAACTTCACCGACGTGAATGGGTATGCCTCTGGCGTCTACTTGGATCCAGAGCACGGAACGCCGCTTGACCCGACGCTATCGCCATCAGCTTCAGCTCCTGCTTCAGCCTCGGTCGTGGTTCGAGCCACCGTCATCAGGCGCATTCCGCAGCTCACCAGGAGCGGGCAGAATGATGGCAATGCCACGGCCGGAGGTGTCATCCCTACCGGAAAAGCGTGGCTGAGAATACCTGCTGGGACATACGACGCTTCGATCCTGAATGCAACCACTGTGGACATCAATGGCGAAACATTCACCATTGACAGGTTCATAGAGGATGGGATCGGACAGGTTGATCGGTTGTATGTGGAGTGCGAGATGATCGGCGATTCGCTGACTCCGCAGCCGTAGATTACGGGGTAGGACATTCACGGCCCTGGATGACACATGCCCGACCAGACACCTCCAATCAGAAACTTCGAGCGACTTGTTCAGTACGCTCGACCTGGAAAGATTCTGATCGCTGGATACTACGGGGACAGCGGAAATGTCTATCCAGAGTGGTCTGAGGGCACTGCCGGGTCTGGCCAGATCGTAGCCTTCAATGGTTCGACGTTCGCTGCAATGGACGTCGAGGAGGCAATCGTCGCCGGTGGTGGCAGCCTTGCTTCTGGTGGCTTGACATTCGCCGATACTGATCCGCGCTATGTGAATGCTTCTGGCGATGTGATGGAGGGACACCTCTTCCAGCCGAATGCGCCGACCGCATCTGGTCATCTGGTGAACAAGGCATACGCCGATAGTCTGATCTCTGGCGGCGAGGCGTTCTCGACGGAAACTTCGGATGTTGTACTCACCGATGTGAATGCCGTCGTGTTCGTGGATTCGACTGGCGGCCCGGTGGACGTTGAGCTTCCGAATCCGCACACGCCTGGCAGGCGAATCACGGTGAAAGACTTTGGCACTGATGGTGATGGGTTCACGCAGACGAATGCTGTGACTGTCTCTCCTGGTGGTGCCGCAAAGATTGAGGGTGTCGCGTCTCCGCTGGCACTCACTCAAAACAAAGAGTCAGCCACGTTCGTGGGTGATGGAACAAACTGGGGAAGGGTCTAGGGATGTCATACATTCCAGTAATCGACAGCACGCGGCTTGCCGCAGATTCAGTAAATAGCTCGAAGGTTGCTGATGGCACTCTGGTGAATGCCGACATCAGCGCATCAGCAGCCATTGCGTTCTCCAAGTTGGAGGCTGTGCCGTGGCACGCTGGCAATGATGGCGCTGGCTCTGGCCTCGACGCCGACCTGCTTGATGCTCAGAGCAGCGCGTACTACCTGTCTCGCACCAACCACACTGGTACGCAGACAGCTTCGACGATCTCTGACTTCGACACGCAGGTTCAGTCGAACAGCATTGATGAACTTCAGGATGCTGCTGCTGACGTTGGCATGGGCGGGTTCAAGATCACCAGCCTTGGCACTCCGACCGCCGCTGGCGATGCGGTGAACAAGAGCTACGTCGATGCGATTGCGACTGGTCTTGTTGATTACAAGGCTTCGGTTCGCGCTGTAGCGACTTCAACGATCACCCTGTCTGGTCTTCAGACTATCGACGGTGTATCGCTTGCTGATGGTGATCGCGTCCTGTACGCGCCGGGAGCTGCTTCGGCTGCTGGCCTCTACACCGCTTCTGCCGGAGCGTGGACACGAACGCCTGACGCCGATACCTCTTCAGAGGTCACTGCTGGCATGTACCTCGCCGTCGAGGAGGGCACGAACTACGCCGACAGTGTCTGGCTGCTCGCCACTGACAATCCGATCACTCTCGACACTACTGCTCTGACGTTCATTGAGCTGCCGTCGATTCAGGATCTGATCGCCGGTGCTGGTCTTACGAAGACTGGCAACACGGTTGATGTTGGTGCTGGCACTGGCATCACTGTCAATGCGAACGATGTCGCTATCGACACTGCTGTTGTTCCGCGCAAGGGTGTTGCGAACACCTTCACGGCAGAGCAGACGATGCAGGCTCGCCTGGTTACTCAGGCTGGTGTTCGCGTCTTCATTCAGACGTTCGCCGCAGATCACACATTCGATCCAACTGCGGATCACTTCATGGTGATGGACTCGGCTGCTGCTGTTCGCACGGTGACGCTTCCTTCGAGCCATGCTGCTGGCGATCATTTGTACGTCAAGCGGAATGGTGCGAACTCCGTTGTTATCGCAACGAACGACTCTGACACGATTGACGGTTCTGCTTCTGACGTGACGCTCACGCAGGATCAGGAAACCGCTCTGATCGTCAGCGACGGAACCAACTGGCATCGCTTCTAATCCGACTGGATGACTGAGGAATGAGCTACACGCCAAAAAGGGACATTGATCTCACCGGTGATCCGACTGCGCCGACACCGGCGTCCGGTGATGCCGACACTTCTCTGGCAACGACTGCATTCGTCGCCGGTGAGATCACTGCTGCCATTTCGGCGTCTGGTGGATTGACGTTCACGGATACTGATCCAAGGTATGTGAACGCTTCCGGCGACACAATGACCGGGTCGCTCATTGTCAATGCTGATGTTGAGATTGTTGGAAGGTACAAGGCCGCTGGAGGCGTGCCTGGACTGTGGATGGAGGACACCTACGCCTCCGCTGCTTCGGGTACATACATCGTCCAAGACGCAGATCTGTTCCAGATTCAATCAAGGGCATCCGGGTTTGGCGCGTTCATTCAGACGGACTTCTCGATTGATCGTGGAGCAAACGTAGCCAGGTTCGATCAGTCTCTGTCAGGTGTTCGTTGGGCCGCGTCAGCGGTTACAAACGCAGACCTCACCAACAAAGGGTATGTGGACAACGCTGTAGGTGTTGCTTCGGCAAACGCAGGTTCGTTGTTCGTGAAGTCTTCTGGCGATTCGATGTCAGGGGCGCTGACTGCTTCTGCGTTCTATGCAAGCGGAACGATACTGTCGTCTGGGGCGATCAACTCTCGGGCTGGTGCAACGTTTGCGTCTGGGACTGTAACTGTTCAGGGTTCGTCAAGCCCTGTTCAGATCACACTCCTTACTACGGGCGCTCTTGACAATACGATTCTGTTCAACAGGAACAGCAACACGAACAGATTCACTATTGGGAACCAGACAAACGACTTCAGGCTTCATAGCCCATCCATTCCGGTTACGTTCTTTACTGCGTCTGGTAATGGTGGGTTGTACCTGGCTCCAACAGGTGTTGGTTCTGCGTTCTACCAGGGGCCGGTTACAGCGTCTGCGAACATTGCAAACAAGGGGTACGTCGATAGCGCCATCGCCGCATCCGCTGGAACTGGCGGCGCATCAAGGGCCTTCGCTTTCGTGATGGGCACATAGGAGATAACGATGGCTGACGCATTCAAGCTGCTCAATCCAGGCAACACTCTTCTGAACACCTCACCGGTGGCGGTCTATACGTCTCCGGCTGCTGGCTCTGGAGTAGTGAAGGACATCGAGATCTTCAACGCCTCTGCTGCTTCGGCAAGCGTCACGCTCTATGTTGCTGGCTCTGCATCGCAGAACACTCTTGCTGTCGCTCCACTTGATGTCAGTCCTGCTGGTGCCACGAGGCAGGGCAACATTATGCTCACTGGCGGCCAGGCTCTGTATGCGAAGTCTTCTGTGGCTTCTGCTGCAATCATCCACTGCTTCGGGATGGAGATCACCTGATGGGATGGGACATTCGACTGAATGACGGATCTGTTGCATCTTCGTATGATGTTCCAGATGGTCACATAACTACGGCAAAGATCGCCGACTCTGCTGTTACCGATCCAAAGCTGAACAACAACTACGTCAGCGCATCTGGCGACACGATCATCGGCACGCTTGAAGTGAACAGCGGAGCTGCCAATACTGGGTGGAATCGTCTTGCTGTAGGAGTCGATCCTTACTACGGGGCATTCGAGGGGCAGTCTGATACTCAGCCAACAGCTCGTATTGGCAGTGTGAGCGGCTCCGGTCAGATTGCTCTCGGCCCAGGAGCATCAACGTCTCCGACGTGGTCAATCTCATTCACCTCGATTGCTTCCGCCGCTTCTGCTGCCAGTGGCAATGTGGCTACTCTTTCGGCGAACTCTCACATCAGGTCGCAGACTGACCCTGTGAACAACAATGATCTGGCTCGCAAGAGTTATGTCGATAACATGGTTTCGCCCGCGATTGTCAATGACCTCCCATCATCTCCAGCCGATGGCGATGTTGTTGCATACGACACTGGTTCTGGGGCGGTGTGGATGTTCAAGTATGACCAATCCGCTTCGGCTGCATACCCGTGGAAGTTTCTTGGGGGAGCGCCAATCGGCGGCTATGTCAATACGGCAGAGACGACTTCAACAGGGTCGTATGGAGATCTTGCGACTGTCGGGCCATCCGCTGTTTTCCCCTTGACTGGTGATTACAAGATGGAGTGGGGTTCTACTCAGCGATACTCTGCTGGTATTACCAACAACAGGAATATGTACCACGCTGTTGGCGTTGCGTCAGCATCGGCAGGTGACAGCAACTCTGCGAGAAGCGCGCATCCGAATCTTGTGAACATGCTCATGTCTGTTCACTTCGGGATAGATAGGCCGTCCATTCCGGCCGGAGCCGCCGCCGACTCACAGTACCGTGGAGCTGCCGGTGAGACGGCAGAGTTCCAGGATAGGTATTTGAGAATCATTCCAGTCGCAGTGAAGAGAGGTGCCTGACATGCCTGTGACGAACTGTGAAGTTTGCAGCGCCGACATAACCCAAACGTCTGTTGAGAAGTGCTCGGTGTGCGGCAAGGAGTTGTGCCCTGATTGTCACGCTGGCGAGGGTTACTGCGCTGCCGATCATCCTGGGGGAGAATGATGGGCTGGGACTTACGATCTCAAACCGGGGCGAAAACAACTGCTCCTGGTAATAGTTCTGTAAACACACAGCATCTTGTGAATGCGGCGGTCACGTCGGCAAAAATAGGCAATGATGCGATCATCCCATCTCTCCTTGACGCACCAGAGTGGATGCAGATTGATGTCACCAGCGGAATATCTCTCACCGAGGACACTGAATCTATTGTTACCGCCGCAGCAAACGCTGCAAGCCTGAACGTCGCTGGCAGCTACGGAACGCTTCTTGGTTGGGATGACACCAACAAGAGGCCATACGCTATTGAGGCCGGAACCGTTCTTGTGGTGATCCAATCAGAGCTTGTTGTTGTTCACAGCGCAGCGTCTGATATTCAGACGATGAACATCCTGAAGAAGAACACATCAACTGTTGTTGAGCAGACTGACACCTCGTATGTCGGCGGCGGAACCGGCACGACAAGGCAGATGAACTTGATGAGGATGCTGACGGTAAACGCAAACGATTATCTAAGGTGGGCAGTGAGAGCAAATCAGGCAACTGGTTTAGCCACAACAAGGACTTTGTCCAACGGATCGCAGTCTGCTTCGTCGATGCAGATCATGTATCTCGGAGCGCAGTAGTAGATTACACAGAACCATGAAGTCCTTCTCTCAACAGATCAACGGCAAGCTGTACCTGAACTCTGAGCTTCGGGTGTTCCAGCCAACCACCGACGAGATCTCATCGTTCCAGTTCGCGCAGTCGGCGATGCAGTCTGCTCCTAACGAGCAAATCGTTTGGCTTCAAGGAGAGTACGTTGCTGGCGACACTCCCAATCGGAACGGCCAGCTCTGGACATCAGATGAGGTTTCGATCAAGAGCGTCACTGCCAGGCTGATGCCCGTAACTGTGATGCACGACTTCAGGACTGCTGTTGGCGTGATTGCCGATACGAAACTGGTCGAAGAGGAGACGTCTGACGATACTCCTGGTCGGGTGAAGCTCACTACGGTTCTTGCTATCTGGGCGCATCGCTTTCCTGACATTGCTCAGGAGATTGCTCACAACGCTGAGATGGGGACGTTGATGCAGTCGCAGGAATGTGACGCTCCGTCATACGAATGTTCTTCATGTGGACAGGTGTTTGTAAAGCCCGTTGAGGAGTCTCAACACTGCGATCACCTGAAGACTGGAGAATCCTCCCGTACATTACGGGATGTCACCTTCACGGGGACGGGCCTGATCTTCGGATCGCGCGGGGCCGAGGGAGCGAATCCCAACGCCAAGCTCGATACAGTGATGGCAGAGGTCGCCCGTTGGTCAGATGTCAAGAATGGCATCGAACAGCGAAAGCAGGAGACTGCAAACGTGGATACCATTGAAATCAAGCGCGCAGAGTACGACGAGCTGAAGGCACGGCCTTCCCGTGACGACTTCGACGCCATCAAGGCCAAGCTGGACGAAGCCGAAGAGTCGCGTGATGCGGCTGTCAAGGCCCAGGAAGAGGCCGAGGTAGCACGCAAGGCTGCGGAAGACGCAAAGGTTGCCGCCGACGACGAGCTTGCCACGCTGAAGGGCGAGGTTGAAGCCGACGAGATGGCGAAGGAGCGCATGGACGCGGTGGACGACGAGTTGTCTGCTGCCCTCCCCGATTCGATCAAGGAGCGCCTGGTCAAGCAGGCTCGCACCATGAGCGATGACGAGTGGAGCGAGCGCATCACCGAGCTGTCGGAGCTGGTGAAGGTGGAGGCCAAGCCCAACGAGGGTGGCCAGACCTTCTCTGCCGACGAGATCTCGAAGTTCAACGGGCAGGGCAAGAAGGGTTCCACTTCGGTGGATCCGACCCAGATCGGCCGCGCCCTCTACAAGAACGCGGTCAAGGCGTGACACAGGGAGCATCTGAACGATGACTGCATACACTCGTGGACATACTCTCACCTCGCTGGCAGACCTGGCTCGCGTGACCATGACCATCATGCCAGCACATGGGGATCTGATCTCCAACGTGCAGGCTTCCGGCGCTGTTCAGCCCGGCGAGGTCGTTGAGCGCGTAGCTGCTGCTGGTGCAGAGAGCTACCAAGCGGTCGGTACGCCGCAGGGTCGCGTGGCGAAGGTGGCTGGAACTCCAGCATCCGCTACTCGTGGCCTTCGTCGGCTGGGCGTTGCAATGCGCCCCATTGAGCATAGCTCGCTGTTCACCGATCCGAACTCGACGAACACGAACATTGCTCAGTCGAACACTGAGATGGCAGATGGCGATTGGGTTCGCGTTGCTTATAGCGGCGTGATCCTCACCACGCTCACAGAGCAGACAGCTTCGGCATCTGTCGCATCAACATTCGCGCCAGGTACTCTCCTGACGTGGGACGGAGCTGCAACTCGCCCGACCGGCATTTCCGGTACTGGCGCGTGGGCACCGTGCGCCGCGAACGAGACGCCTCTGGCGGAAGTCGTATCTATCAAGCCGGTCGGCGACGGCGGCCTGCTGGAACTCAAGCTGCTCGCGTGACGCAGGGAGACGAACAACGATGACTAACGCACTCCATACCATCAAGCGCGTTCTGGACGCGCCGGAGGATCAGCGTACCCTGCTCATGGAGCAGTCGGACGCGGAGCTGTCGGCGTTCTTCTCCAAGCCGCAGAACCACGGGATCCTGAACGAGCTGGCTTACAGCATCGTCGGGATGGCCTGGACTGACGCGATGGCAGAAGACATCACCAGCAAGGTGATCGAGGTCAAGACCGTCGGCCTGAACGACCGCGACTACATCGAAGAGGATCTTCGGGGTATGCGTGCCTATTGGCAGGGCAAGGGCGGCGACATCATGTCGTACACCCTGCGCCACTCGCGTGAAGAGATGCCGCGTGACGAGATGGTCGCTGCGCTGGACATCCATGACGACGATGTGGCCAACAGCTTCTGGGGCGCACTGAACGATCTGTCTTCGCAGTATCGGGAGAAGCTGACCCAGCTTCCTCTTCTGCGGCTGATCGAGCTGCTTCAGGCTGCACTGCCTGTTGGTTCGACCGTCGATGGCGAGTCGGTGTCTGCAACCTTCGCGGCTGCAACTCTCACTGACGACAACGTGGATTCGGTTCTTACCACGATCCGCAAGTTTGCCAAGGGGCCGATCTCGATCCTCGGTTCGAGCTGGGCGATGCACTACCTGGCGAATGTCGGCCTCACCTTCGGTGACAACGTCGCACAGCAGGTCTTCAACACTGGCCAGGTCGGTCAGTACAAGGGCGCTGCCTGTGTGCAGGTTGAGAACTTCGAGGACTTTGACGGCAATCGCGTCCTCCCGGACAACGAGCTTTGGTTCGTTGCTCAGGACGCTGGTCGTCTCACCTACTACGGCAACAGCCCGAAGGTGGCTGTCATTCGACGCCCGAGCTTCTACCAGCGGTGGGAGACGGCACGGGACGCCGGTATGCTTCTCTACGGAGTTCAGCATGGTCGCCTCGGCCGAATCGTGCTGACCTAGAGATTCCTCGGGGGCAAGGGGATGACGGGGGCTGGGCCACATCGGCCTGGCCCCCTTGTCGTAGGAGGGTGTGATGCTGTCGCGGGTTGATGAACTGACACAGTCTTTGCAGGACTACATCAGGTCGTTCCTTGACACGAACGGATATTCGGGGAAGTACGTCTTTGTTGATGACTATCCGAGTGATCGTGTGAATCCGTTGGGCAAGACGGTGATCGTTCTCTCCCATGATGAGAGCGGCCCTGCGGAGGACGGAGAGCTGGGTGGCCCTCTTGCGTTCGAGAGAATCACATACAACTGTGATGTTCTTGGTGCGTCTCATAGGTGGGGGCAGAACATTGCGTCTTTGGTGAAGCAGAAGCTGGAGGATGGCGAGGCGATCCCGTTGAACGACTACTCGTCGCCAACTCCCACTGAGGTTGATCGCATTCCGTATATTGACGGTGCGATTCATACGAGGCTTCGCTTCCCCAATCCCTTTCCTTGGCAGCAGCACTGGAACGTTGTGACGTTCGCGGTGAGTCTCGAATACAACAGGAGTGCGCTCTGATGGATCGCAAAGAGTATCTGTACCAGCGCCGCAATCGTTGTGTTGGCCGCCTACTTGGTGAGCTTGAGGGGATTGTTCCTGAAGAGCTGATGGGCCAGGTGCGTCGCGCTGTGAAGACCAGGGTGAGCGAGTACCACACTGATGTTCTTGATGTCATCGACGACAACAATGGGGCTGTGTTCAATGCTCTGGCCATGAAGGTGAGGGATCGGGTTGGCAGTTCGAGTTCGCATTGAGGCTGACAGGGCGAGGTGGAATCGGCAGGTTGATGCTCGCTTCCGCACGTTCCAACGTCAGATGGATGTCAGTGCCAGGCTGGTTGCCGGTGCGCTCGAACGCGAGGTCGATGCTCTTGTGGCTTCCAGGCTGACCAGGGATGAGAATCCTCGTCGTCAGCGTCGTCGTGGTTTGGGTGATGCGATCAAGGAATCCATCCTTCCAATCGCGGAGGGGCGGAATCAGTACGGCGTTGGCATTCGGATCACTGACCAGGCAACTCTGTCGAGGATCGCTCTGTACTGGCACGCCATTGAAGTTGGTTCGGATCACATCGTTGGCATTCGTGTTGTTGGCTTTGGTGTGCGTCGTCGTGGACGGATGACTGTGTCGAGACTTACCCCTCCTGGGCAGGCAACTCGGCAGCCTGACGCATTGGCGTCAAAGACTCGTGGTGTGACGGTGAAGCGCCCGATCACTGGGCATAGATACCTTGAGACGATCTCGACTCGTGCTGCCGCTCGTTTCAGTGCCCGTGTTGGCGTTGATTTGCAGCGGGCATTCTCGTAGTCCCAGGTCGTAGATTACTTGTAGCGCAGCGCGTAGGAGGAAACCCTGATGGCCATTCGCGGCGGGCAGATCTTGCATCTTGGTGGCTCGGCCACCGTCATCGACCGACTCCAGTCGGTTGGAGCAGACGTGAACATCGGATCGGATACGATCCGTGAGGTAGGCAACTACCTGAACGTAGACAAGGTCAAGCAGGATCCAGAGGTTACGTTCAGCATGGAGAGCTTCGATGTCTCGACTGAGGCAGAGGCTCTTCTCTCCAATCGTCTCGACGATGCGAACGCTGACGCCGATGGAACCGAGTACCTGTTCTCAGAGATGGGTGCTCTGAACATCATCTCTCCTTGGAAGGATGAGGCTGCTGGTTCTGCTGGAACCATCGACGGAGGCGTGATCCTCCCTGGCTACTACTGCTCGCGCGCTTCATACCGATTTGGTGTGGACGACAACGCTGGCGTAACTTTCGAGCTTGCTGGTTCCGACCAGTACCTCGCCCGCTTCGTCCCGCAGAACGAGCGATTCACTGGCAACGGTGCGTCTGCTTCGTTCACCACCACGGCTTCCGCCGTTCGTCACCGCGTCGGCGGATACGACTCTGGCGAAATGAAGTACGTCCTTGGCGTTGTCCTGAACGGCAACACTCAGGTCGAGGGTTCAGACTTCACCGTCACGCCTTCTGCTGGTGGTGCCGCAGAGGTGATGACCGTCACCTTCGCTACTACTCCGGCGACGAATGCCAAGATCGAGGTAGCGTACTTCGCTTCTGGCGTAACTGCTTCGTTCCCGCAGACGATTCACCCTGATGCGGTGACGAAGCCTGCTGCTGTTCGCGGTCGTGACATCAAGGCATACGTCCACCTCCCGGCTTCTGGATACGAGGCTTCTGGCCGCGTTCGCCTTCCTGGCATCCAGTCAGTCACGGTCGATGCCCAGAAGCAGACCACTCTCGAACGAGAGATGGGAACCCTTCTGCCTATTGGTCGCACCGTCGAATCAACGGACGTCACTGGCGACATGGGTGTTCACCCTGCTGGTCAGACGGCGTTCTTCAAGCTGATGCGTCAGATCACTGGCGTCGATGCAGTCGAAGTTGTTGGCATTCTCAACGACTTCCCAATCGGCCTGGAGATCGAGATCCTCAATCCGAAGGATCGCTCGCAGACCCTGAAGACGCTGTTCATTGAGGACGCGAAGTTCCAGGTTCCTGGTACTCCGGCTCGGGCTGGCGCGGTGGTGGACTTCTCCATCAACTGGGAGTCTGCCGAGGGTGAGCTGAAGGTCTACAAGGGTGCGAAGCCCTGATAGTTCGCCAGCATGACTGGCAATAGTTGATCCAGGGGGCGGGACTGCACAGCGGTTCCCCCCCTTGGTGTGTCTGGTATGGAAGGTATGGTGTCGGCATGGATGAGAACGTCACAGAAGAAGTAGAAACTCCTGTCAATGTGGAGCCTGAGTGGAAAGAGTTCGACTCTGATCCGACTCCACACCTCTCCTTCTCGAAGGAGGTGAAGGCCACTGTTGATGGCGAGGAGTTCTCCGCGTTCATCAGATTGCCAAACCCCTGGCAGCATCGGAAGGTTCAAGACCATGCTGCTGCGGCTCGCGCCAGGATGGTGATGCAGCTCCGAGACAAGGAGTCTGATGCTTACGCCATTGTGCAGGAGCAGATTGGCAGCATTGACGATCTTGAGGACGAGAAGGTGATCGACTACCTTGTTGGTCGCCACGCGCCGGAGGCGATCTTCCGAGCGCAGATCGAGCTTGAGACGATGGAAGACGTCGATGCGAACGGCAAGGCGTTCAAGCCCTGGGGCAACATGCAGGAGCACCAGGAGCGGTATGCCATCCTCCTCCAGCGAGAAGAGACTGAGAGCGACGAATACAAGAAGCTCGAAGGTCACATCATCTCCTACGCCGAAGCTCTCCAGGAGCGGGCACAGCACCACCTCGAACCGAAGGAGCAGGTGTACGCTGCCCTGGATCGTGATGGGCTGATGGAGAGGGTTCGTCGCGCGCTCTGCCATGCGAAGGCGACGGACGAGTTCATCAATGTTTACAACCAGTGGCAGATCTACTACGGGACACGCCAGTCGGGCAATCACAACAAGCTGTACTTCTCATCGTTCATGGAGTTGCTTGATGCGAACACTGGCCTGGTCGAACTGCTGACTGAGGAGTTCGCCCAGCTTGACGCCATGAAGGCGGGTGAGTTGGGAAAATCTCCACGAGCGACCTCTTTGTTGGCCTCGCTCGAACAGTTCGAGATTTAGGTGATTGGCGAGTGGCGTGGCCCGAGGGCGTCACTCATGTGTACGACCTGCCGTGGAACTTTGTAGCCGCTTGGCAGCAGGCCATCACCATTCTCAACTGGCAGGAGAACCTGCCGGAAGAAGACATGCCACCCAAGTCTATCTGGAGGGATGGAGATCTCCTGGAGGCGCACTTCAAGAAGATCAAGGCGAAGTGGCGCGGCAAGGATGAAGGCGAGTTCGATTCTCCGAGAGGGTCGTTCGATGATGCCATCGACGGCAAGTTCTCTGTGAACATTAGGAACCGACTTGGCGACTATGTTCGTGAGTCTCTGAACGATCCTTGGGATGACTTCTCGGACTTCTGACGGTGGTCGTAGATTACAAGGTAGGAAGCGCACACCCCGGCGCTTGCCCGTGTGGCTGGTCGTTTCTCATAGATCTGTCAGATTGAGGGAATGACTATGCCCCAGGGCGCGAACTACTTCTTGAAGGTACAGGTTGATCCAACCTCGATTGCCCGTGCCCAGCAGCAGCTCCGATCCCTCGGGAACTTTGCTCAATCCAACGTAGTTCAGCAGCAGGTTCAGGTTCCACGAGCAGCCACTGGAGCGGTGGCACAGCAGCAGCGCCTCGCGTCTATCCAGGCTCGATCAGTTGCAGACAGCGTCCAGAGCCAGGCGTCATCCTTCCGCCGTCTTGAGAACGAGCTTTCTGGGGCAGTCCTTGCGAGTAATCGCACGGCAGGATCACAGCTCAATCTTGCTCGCGCCACCGGCGAGGTTGGCATTGCCACCTCTCGAACCACCAGGCAGATCCTTCTCGGCCAGCGTTCGTTCCGGCAGATCGGAACCGAGGTTGCCCTCGTTGCCACAAAGCTGACGCTGTGGACGGCTGCTGCCGCAGGTATCACGGCAACCATCGGGATCTTCGCCAGTCTGGCAGAGCAGATCCTCGCCGTGAACGATGCGATGATTGGTCTTCAGCGTGTCACGAACCAAACTTTCAATCGTGATGTTGCGGCTGCCGGGATTGCAGACAACATGCGCGACCTCAACGTCTCCGCTACTGATGCCGCTACCGCAGCGTTCGAGATGGGGAAGGCGTATGGGAATCTCCGCGAATCACTGGCTGCTTCCAGAACTGTCCTCCTGGCCAACAAGGTTGCTGAGATCGACCTTGCTCAAGCATCGCAGCAGCTCGTCCAGGTAACG